AAAGGTACACAAGGCACCCCATTTTAACATTTCCCAACTATGTTTTAACATTTGCTAACACACTTTGGCACGCTTTTTGCTTTGTGCCGCATTTACCATTATTTAACACATTTAACACACAGCAACTTTTGTTAAACTTTAATAAAAATAATGTTTCACGTGAAACGTTGGCAAAGTGATTGTTTCACGTGGAACAAAGTGGGCGATGGTGATTACAAGTGTTAACAACAGTTAATTTATTTCTTTAAGACTTTTTAACGAAAATAATTTGGTGGTTTCACAAAAACATTATATCTTTGCACCGTGTTTAAGAAACAATATAAGTTTAACAAATTAAATTAGGTAATTATGAATGAGAATTTTAATGAAACTGTTTTCAACTGTATCACTAGTGTTAACGCTCTTATGACTTCAAACGAAGTAGCTAAAGATGATAAGGCGGTCATTAAGTTGAATCGCTTTAAAAAGTGGTTGAATGAGTTCGCAGCAGCAAACGGGGTTAACGAAGTAAAGTAACACCGTTCACAGACAACAGAAGTTTAACGTTTTAAAGTGTAAAGTTATGGTTAAAGGTTTTAGTTTTGCTAGTACTTTCAATAAGACTAGTTTCGGTATTGATACGACCGATTTTCCGTTTGTAAAGTTGACCGATATTTATAACAGTAAAGAAGATGGCGGCGGCGATGTGGTACACCCTGTCAATGGTGTATACGTTCACAAATCACAGCTGGGAGATTCACCTGTAATCATTGACGCGGAAAACAAGCGTCTTGTCAATTTGCCACAATTCACAGGTGACACAGTGCGAGAGATTCTTGCAAATAGTGATGCGGTGGACGCTATCAAAGCTAACAAAGTTGGTTACACTATTTATGAATATGAATCGCACTCCAAAAAGTGTTACGGTATTACCTTTGTAGATAAGTAGTTTTGCAGGTAAAGGGGTGGATAACGTCACGGGGGTAAACAGTAACTTAGTTATTGTTGCCCCCGTTTTTTGTTTCATTTAAAAGTGCTGATATTATGGCAAAGTTAAATCCAGTAGGGTTTTCAAAAAGAACGTTTGCAGCAACGACAAAAATACACGCTGATAAGCAAATATTGGATGCAATAGAATCCCGTGGCTATTTGCGTAAAGAAATCGCCCGTGTGTTTCAGCAGGCGAACCGACGCATACAGAATATAGAAAAATCGGGTCTTGTTTCGCCTGCCGTTGTTGCGTTAAACAAAGGTGATATTAAAGGTTTCACAAAGTTTTCAACGAAACACGATTGGAACGATTTAAAAATTGAATATTCCAAAGCGGTTTCTTTTTTGCAGCAACCAACGTCAACTGCAAGCGGTACACGTGAATATTCAAACCATTTAAAGAAGTCTTACAACTTAGACGATAAAGAATTTAGGTTGATGCAGGATAAATTGATGGGTAAAATTGCAAGTGTTTCCGATGAAAGATTTTTGGAACAATATTTAATGCAGTACAAAGATTTCACGGGTGAACTTGAACAGGAAGCACGGGACGTAAGCGACCAAATCGAAGATGATGCGGTTAAAATTGAAAACGCTTTAGATGATGCAATAGAACAAATAGCAAAAGACCCAAATTCTGAGGCTTACGTTAACGGTGTTGACCATTTCAAAACGGACGAACCTTTGAAAAATATATTGCAAGAATTTGAAAAATTCGGTTTATAATGAAGAAAATACCCTTTGAACTACATACAGAAGTTTATATGCCAAAAGATATTGCAAAGGTTTTATCTTTGGCGGTGAACGATAAGAATTTTACAGGAAACAATAAGGGCGAAAAGTTCTTAAACGTTCCTGTATCTTTCGATATTGAAACTACATCATTTTACCGTGATGAAAACGGGGAAACATACAGTTACGAACGCTATATGAAATTAGGCGGTAAAGAAACCAAAATGGAAAAGTGCTCTTTAATGTATGTTTGGCAATTTGGAATAAACGGTTTTTGCATAATGGGGCGTACGTGGGACGAATTTTTGCAAATGTTATCCGAAATAGTGGATATATTGGAACTTTGTTCAAAGAAACGCATCATTATATACGTTCACAATTTGGCTTACGAGTTCCAATTTTTCCGTGAGTTGTTGGAATGGGAAAAAGTTTTCTCTATTGATTTACGCAAACCAATTTACGGAATAACTAAAACGGGTTTAGAGTTCCGATGCAGTTACTTATTATCGGGTTATTCGTTGGCTAAATTAGGCGAACAATTACACACATACAAATGTGAAAAGTTGGTGGGTGATTTGGATTACAGTTTGTTACGTCACAGTAAAACCCCGTTAACACAAAAAGAAATTGGTTACTGTCTGAATGATATAAAAGTGGTGATGTGCTATATACAGGAACTATTGGAACGTTACAAAGGAATAACCCGTTTACCGATTACAAAGACGGGGTTTGTACGTAAATATTGCCGTTCTGTATGCTTTAAAACAACTGACGAAACAGGCAAAACAGTTCCAAACTTTAAATATATTGATAAGATTCATAACTTAAATATAACAGGTATGGAAGAATTTGCGATGTTACAACGGGCGTTTTCGGGCGGTTTTACACATGCCAACGCAAAATATACCGATGAAGTGATTGAAAACGTAGATAGTTACGATTTTACTAGCAGTTACCCGTATGTGATGGTATCAGAAAAGTTTCCAATGAGTACGGGCGTTATTGTGCCGATAAAGTCAATGAAACAATTTAAGTTTATGACTAGTAAATTTTGTTGTGTCTTTGATGTGGAGATAACAAACATATTTGCGAAATCAGAAAACGAAAATCCCATATCGGTTAGTAAATGTTTCGTGAAAGAAAACGTTTCCGAGAATAACGGGCGATTGGTTTGTGCAAAGAAAATATGTATGACGATTACCGAAATAGATTACAAAGTGTTTTCACAGTTTTACACGTGGGAACAAATACGAATCGGACGAATGATTTGTTACAGAAAAGAATATTTACCAACTGAGTTTGTAAAATCTATTTTGCACCTGTATGAAATGAAAACAAAACTAAAGGGTGTAAAGGGTAAAGAAGTAGAATATTTGAATAGCAAAGAAATGCTTAATAGTTGTTACGGTATGTGTGTTACAAACCCGTTGCGTGATGAAATTTTGTGCGATGGCGAAACGTGGGACGTTGAACACCTTGCATGCGGAAAGCAGTTAGAAATGTTGAATAAATATAATAATAGTAAAAACCGCTTTTTGTTTTACCCGTGGGGTATTTATGTAACCGCTTATGCACGTAGAAACCTGTTTACGGGTATTTCTGAATGCGGTGACGATTACATATATAGCGATACCGATTCCGTTAAAATTATGAATGGTGATGCACACAAAGACTATTTCAAAGCCTACAATGATTTAGCGCAACGGAAATTACGTGCAGCCTGTAAGTTTCACAAAATACCCTTTGAAAAGGTTGAACCCGTCACGATAAAGGGAATCGCAAAACCTTTGGGGGTTTGGGATTATGAAGGACGTTACACCCGTTTCAAAACTTTAGGGGCAAAGCGTTATATGGTGCAAGAAGAAAACGCCCTAACAGTAAATGGCAAATATTACAATTATTCAATGACTGTTTCGGGCGTTAACAAAAAATCTGCTATCCCCTATATGATAGAAACGTTTGGTGAAAGTGGAATCTTTGATGCGTTTACAAATTATCTAGATATTCCACCATCGGCAACAGGTAAGAATATTCATACATATATTGATTACGAACAAACGGGAACGATAAAAGACTATAATGGCAACGTTTCAAGTTACGACACGACAACGGGGGTACACTTAGAACCAACGGGGTACACTTTAAGTCTTTCAGTTCTTTATATAAATTATTTAATGGGAATCAGATTAAAGAAAGAATAATATGAAACAGAAGAAAGAAAAAATTGAAACACAGAAATTTTACACGTTGAATCGCATTTTATCAAAGAATGCAGATTACAACGTAATTTTCGGTGAACGTTCCAACGGTAAGACATATGCAACGTTACTGTATGGAATTAAAGAATATTTGCGCGCAGGAAAACAAATGGCTTATATTCGTAGATGGCGTGAAGATTTAAGGGGCAAACGTGCTGAAAGTTTGTTTAGTAACCACGTTGCAAACGGCGTGATACAGGAACTAACAGGCGGTAAGTTTAACGAAGTGTTTTATATTTCGGGTAAATGGTTTCTTTCATCTTATGACCCCGAAACCAAAAAGCGTGTACCCGATAACACACCGTTCTGTTTCGGTTTCTGTCTGTCAGAACAGGAACACGAAAAAAGTAGCAGTTACCCAAACATAACTACTATAGTTTTCGATGAGTTTTTGACAAGACGTTATTATTTGCCCGATGAGTTTATGCTGTATATGAACCTGTTAAGTACTATTATCAGACAGCGAAACGATGTTAAAGTGTTTATGTTAGGCAACACAGTGAATCAGTTTTGCCCGTATTTTACAGAAATGGGGCTGAAACAGGTTAGAGTGATGGAACAAGGCACAATAGATATTTATAAATTCGGTGAGCACGGCGCAACCGTGGCCGTAGAGTATTGCAGTACTATTGTTAAGCAAAAAGCGAGTAACAAATATTTCTGTTTCGATAATCAAAACTTGCAGATGATTACGGGTGGTAAGTGGGAACTCGCTGTTTATCCTCATTTGCCTGTAAAGTACAAACCGAATGACGTTTTGTTTGTTTTCTATATTCAGTTTAACGAAATGACACTGCAGGGCAATATTATACAGGTAGAAGACAAAGACGGTGTTAATAACTTTATGTATATACATAACAAAACAACACCAATCAAAGACACAGAAAACAGTTTAATTTATTCGTTATCTATGAACGGAAAACCAAACTACAAACGTAAATTACTGAGTACGGCTAGTTATATAGAATCGCAGATAACGAAGTATTTTGCAACTGATAAGGTATTTTATCAAAATAACGAAATAGGCGAGATTGTACGTAATTACTTAATGGCAAGTAGTAGAAGTAACATTATTACTTAATATCTGTTAAAACAGTGGAAAAAGTGTTTCATGTGAAACATTTTTTCCCTGTTTTATTTGGTGGTTTCGGATATTTATATTATCTTTGCACCATAAAATAATAAAGTTAAATTTTACTATATGGACGCAAACGGTATTGTATCTTTAATTAGTAACGTTGGTTTTCCTGTTGCGGTTTGTGTTGCCCTTTTCTTCTATATGGAGAAACAGAACGAACGCCACCAGAACGAAACCGACAAGTTAAATGGAACCGTACAAAGTAACACTAAGGTGTTGACAGAACTTTGCACATTAATTAAAACTCTTGTCAAATAATGGATAAAGAAAACTTATATAACAGGTATCAAACAGAAGTTAAAAACAAAGATTCTGCATTATTCACATTTATGCAACGTGTTCTTTGTATGACTTCAAAAATGTTTGTTTACACGGGCACACCCGAAACAATTCCACCTGTTGAACTTGAAAGGATTTTGCAAACAACGGGTAACGTTGGTATTGCAGAAGTCAACGGGGATTTGTATGCTTTACAGGGCACACGGGTTGGCGAGTGTGATGCGTATTATCACGGCAAAGATTACGTGGTGACTAACCCGTGGTTAAATTTGAACAAGACGTTCAAAATTGATGAGGATATTGTAGTTATCAACAACACACCGTTTGCGGATTCGCTTATGCCGATAATCGGCAAATATGGTGTACTTTACACGGATGCAGCAATAACTTTGAATTTGGCTAGCATTTTGACCCGTATCACAATGTTAATTTCGGCAAGTGATGATAAGACCAAACAGAGTGCAGAAACGTTCTTACAGAAAATTTTGAACGGTGATTTTTCTGTTATCGGTGAAAATGCCTTTTTCAAAGGTGTAAACTTACAGACCCCACCGACACAGGGAAACCAACAAATCGGTCAATTAATTGAACTTTTGCAGTACTACAAAGCATCAATGTTTAACGATTTAGGTTTGAATGCAAACTATAATATGAAACGTGAACGATTGAACACGCAAGAAGTTTCAATGAATATTGATGCGTTAATGCCTTATATTGATGCAATGTTAACAGAACGTGTTGAGGGTGTGAAACGTGTTAACGAAATGTTCGGTACGGATATTACCGTAACTTTGGGGTCAAGTTGGAAAATCGAACATGAAAATTATTTGTCGTTGCTCAAAGCAACAGAAGACGGGCACGAACACACCGACACAGAAGACGTTGACCCTGTAACAGAAACAGAAACAGAAGAAACGCAAGAAACAGAAGAAACAGAAACAGAAACAGAAGAAACGCAAGAAACAGAAGAAACAGAAACAGAAACAGAAGAAACGCAAGAAACAGAAGAAACAGAAGAAAAAGAAAACAAAGATGAAAATTAATGAACTTTTCACAACTGAAAACGGGTTATTTGAAAAAATCTTTAAACCCCTGTTTCCTGTTTTGTACAAATCAATTTTCGGAGAAGATGACCCGAAAGTAATTGATATTGATTTACGTTTCAAATATGGAAACAGAACTCTAGTTGATGCAGTCACAAACGAAACTGCAGCCGATATTGTTAAAAGTATTATCACGGTGAAGTTTGATGAATGGCAAAAACAGATTCAAGTGTTTAATAACGAATATGACGTGTTGAACCCTGTAACGTCAAAGACAACGGAAACAACAAATAACACCGTTGACGAAACAGGCAATAACAACACTGTAGATTCAAGTGTTACATTTAATGATGTGGAATTTGGCAATGACACAAAGCAGCAGAGAGATTCCACAGGGAACCGACAAGAAACGGGCACAAAAACAGTTGTTAAAAACGGTGTTCCATCTAGCGTTCCTACTAGTGAAATTATTCAAAAAGAAATGAGTTTACGCAAAACTAATTTCAAAACGCAAGTGATAACAGAACTTGCAAAAGAGTTAACAATAGATATTTATTAATACTTAATTTTTATAAAAATGGAAGTAAAACAGATTTATAGTTTAATTAACACCGTATCGGGTGAAGTATTGGGTAATACCGAGTTGGTGCACGAAGACCTTACAGGTATTGTTGATTTGGGCAACGAAATCTTTAATCAGAATGCCGTTGACAATTATGTAAAATCGTTGGTGAACCACATCGGTAAGGTGGTTTTCGTGAACAGACCTTATTCGGGTAAAGTTCCATCCGTTCTTATGGATGCGTGGGAGTTCGGTTCTGTATTGGAGAAAATCAGTGCGGACGTTCCACAGGCTGAGGAAAACGATACGTGGAATCTTACAGACGGCAAAGAGTACAAACAGGATGTGTTCCACAAACCAACCGTTTCCGCTAAGTTCTTCAACTCTAAGGTGACTTTTGAGGTGCCCGTATCTATCACAGAAAGACAGGTAAGGGAATCTTTCAGCAGTGCAGAACAGTTGAACGGCTTTTTGTCAATGATTTACTCGGCAGTTGAGAAGTCAATGACTATCAAGACTGATGCACTTGTTATGCGTACAATTAACAATATGATTGCGGAAACGCTGGACGCAGACAAGACCGCTTTCGGTTTCACACCGTCAACACACGAAACTGTTAGCTATGAGAGTGCGTCAACAGTTCGATGTGTGAACCTGTTGAAACTTTACAACGAAAAAACGGGTGCGTCTTTGGCTGCAAATGTAGCAGTAACCACACCCGACTTTATCCGTTTTGCTGCATATATGATGGGTTTGTATGCAGACAGATTGCAGACAATTTCAACCCTGTTTAACGTTGGCGGTAAGGAACGTTTCACACCTAAAGACGCTTTGCACACCGTACTTTTGTCTGACTTTGCAGCAGCAGCAAAAACCTACCTGTATGCAGACACGTTCCACAGCGAGAATGTTCTGTTGCCACAGGCTGAGACCGTGGCAAGTTGGCAAGCAACGGGCAAAGATTACGCTTTTGACAACGTTTCAAAGATTGACGTGAAATCTGCAAGCGGTGCGACCGTTTCTATTAGTGGCGTGTTGGGTGTGATGTTTGACCGTGACGCTTTGGGTGTTACAAATATTGATAAGCGAGTAACAACCAACTACAACGCAAAAGCAGAGTTCTTCAACAACTATTTCAAGTTTGATGCGGGTTACTTCAACGACACAAACGAAAACTTTGTTGTGTTCTTTGTTGCCTAGTTTTAGTTGTTTAACTGTTGGGGTGTTCCTGTAGTTGATAGCACAGGAATGCCCCTTTTAGCTTTTAAGGTATGATTAAAATTAAAACTTTCATCTATGACGGTAAACCAAACAAAGTTAATAAGACGTTACAGGAAAACGAAGAATATACAGGCGTATTAAATTCTACTGTTAATGTATTAACGCCTGTTGTACGTTTCAGAACTCGCACACCTGTAAATTTCAATTACGTTTATATTGACAGTTTAAACCGTTATTATTTCGTTTCTGAGATTTCGCAAGATGGTGACATTTGTACTGTACGTTTAAAGGTTGATGTACTTTTCACCTACAAAGATAAAATACTTGCGAGTAGTGCAACGTTAACAAAAGGTGAAAACGTTAACAAATACGTTTCAAACCGTTCTGACGTTGTAGATTTACGCCCAAATATCAGAAAAGTAGATTTTCCGAATAAGGAACTATTAAATGAAACAGGTAGTATTATTATGGTAACTATTAAAGGTAATAAGTAATGGCAAGTTATAAAATTAATTATCAGCTTACAAATTGCACTACTACAGCCGCAAGCAGTGAAAATTACGACACAGACGGTAATATTATTAGATTTTGCGGAAAAGCCGTGGATGGTTGCTATTTTTTGCCGAATGACGGTGATTATAATTACATTTCACGTCTGAGTAGTGGAACTACAAAAATAACTCGTTTTAACCTGTCACGTGTTAGTGAAAGTGAAAATGCAAAAGTTATTAGCGGTTCTATTGATGGTATTTCATCAGATGGCAAATATTTTTCAAAACGTTTAACTTTTGGTACAGCCAATACAGGCGAAATGGAATGTTATTTAAATGCACGTGGTGGCAAACCTACAGTTAAAACACTTACGATTAAAAATAACGTTTCGGGTACAAATGCCGTTTCGGTACAAAACGGTGAAAATTTCGATATTACGTTAACAGGTAACGTTGACGGTACATTTACCGTTATACCAAAAGTTACTTATAGAAACAGATATAACGAAATAGCGCAGGGAAATATGACCGTTAACGGCAACGTTGCGACTTTTAATGTACCTGTGAAAACAAATGACGAAGTAACTATAAACGGAACGTTCACACCGAAACCGAAAGAATTAACAATAACAAATCACGTTTCGGGAACGGTGGCAACCTATGTACAAAACGGTGAAAATTTCGATATTACGTTAACAGGTAACACAGACGGTAACTACTCTGTTGTTCCTATAGTTAGCTACAAAAACGAAAGTGGAACAGCTACAACAGGCGAAATGACCGTTAACGGTAAAACTGCAACATTTAATGTACCTGTCGCCACAAATGACGCTGTAACCATTACAGGTACGTTCACACCCGGAACACCACAGAAAGACGTACCAATAACGTATAATTTGACAAATTGCACCATTTCACCCCAGCCACAGACGGTTAAAACAGGGGACACGTTTAACGCAAACGTTACACCACATTCAAACTATCAGTTAGATAGCTGCAATCTCATTTGGAATGATGGTTCAAAAGATACGAATATAAGTGTAGCAGGTGGCGTTATTTCGTTTAATGTGCCCAATAATTGCGTATCTATAACGGTAAAGGCAACGGCAAGCATTATTACACATGTAGGCGCTAATTATGGTGCAATAAACGTTTATCGGGTGACGCTTGAAAATTTGGACGCATTTTCTAAACAGCGTTTCTTTGAGATAAAAGACGATACACAGGGAATTTACGAGGAAGTTAATTTGGGTATCTTTGTAAACCGTATTAAACGCATATTTACAAACGTTCCTGTATCGGGCACAGACACCCTTAAATGTGGTAACTATAATACAAATATTGCCGTGCACATACCCGAAAAGGACGTGTTAACGCTCGATTTCGGCAACGTTATACTAACAGGGTTAAATGATAACGCAGAAGATTACAACGCCCAAATATCGGTATTTATTCCGTGCCGTGGTTTTGTTTCTATAGATAGTAAGTATATCGGTAAAACCGTAAATCTTTCTATCAAAGTGAACGTTATAACAGGCGACGCCGTGGCGTTTCTTTCTTGCGATGGCGTAACGTTCCAATTAGAAACCTTTTCTTTGTGCCGTGACGTAATTTATAAAACAGGTACAAGTGAGTTAAATTTGGTAGGTGGGGAACAATGGGACGAACAAATTTTATTTGGTTTAGAACCTTACGTTTTAATCACTCAGAACCAAACGTTAACGCCACCTGTAAACAATACACAGGAAAACGTAACAATAGGAGACGTTACAGGCTACGCACAATTTGAAAACGTAGATTTGAACACCGTTAATTTGTTGGTGGATGAATATAACAAAATCATTTCAGAACTTGAAAACGGTGTTTATCTATAAAAGAAAAGGGACGGTAATAAATGCCGCCCCTTTTTCTTTATTTGCTGTAAAACCTTAAAACCTTTTTGCATAACTTATTTCTTTTCTAAGTTCATAATAATCTGTTGACGTGATTTACCGTTTCGTGGTGCTACCGAAACGTGATACCAAAAACTTTTAGAGCCTTTGCGGTGCTCTTTAATAAGTTGGTCGAAACCACCTGTTTCTCTCAGAACCTTTCCCAAAGATTCCATATCGGCACAAATCAAATCCGCAGCTAAACCCTTTTGGTGTTGGCTGTTAGAAACACCGCCTACAGCCTTATTTAACATAGGACATCTGAAACCACTAGAAATAAGAATCGGTTTACCTACCTTTTCACGAATACCGTCCAAATAATCGGCTAACTTATTCAAGTTATCTACTACATCAAAAGATGGGGTATTGTCAATTCTCAAACGCTTTGCAGTTGCTGAATTTAAGAACTCAGACAAACTAAAATACTTAATCTTTTTCATATCACTTATTTATTTTCTGTTGGTGTAACAATAAACCACTTGCGAGAATCTTTGTGCGTTGGAAAACGCCCTTTAACTGTTATTGAACAATCGCCCTGTAAGTAATCAATCTTATTATTAAAGAACTCGCTTACTTTGTCCGAACGTACCATAAAAAACGTTACTTTGTCGGTTTGTTTTAATGTTATTCTAAAATATGAATGTTCCATAAATCAATTATTTAATTTGTTAAACTTATATTGTTTCTTAAACACGGTGCAAAGATATAATGTTTTTGTGAAACCACCAAATTATTTT